TCGGAGATTCTTCAGAGCAGATAAAAATAGACTCGGAGAAGTATATTAAAAATATTCTTCCTCAAGGATGGAACTTTGAGCTTTTGCAATTAGATATAGATAACGATGACTTAGCAAATTATGAACTTGATGCTCAATTACTCATAGCTCAACTACAAGGCTGTGCATTTACTAGAGCAAGGCAAATGGATGCAGATTACTTCTGGAGTGTTGAAAGTGATGTATTGCCAGGAATTAATGCTCTTTCTACATCATTAGATGCATTAAATTTTGATAATGGATATTACAGTGTGTGTATGTCTACATACCCAAGTCAGGGAGGGGGATCATTTCTTGGAGGATTTGGTGATTACAGGCATGCAATAGCAGAAGATTTTCTTCCAGAAGAACGAGAAATCCCTGAAGACGAAAGCAAAGCATTATCTGATCTAAAAGAAAAAGTAGACAACATTGGTATGCCCCAATCAGAGGAAGAGCATATAGAAAACCAAAAACAGGCTGAGGAGTATCATAAATTGCTAGATAAGTGCAAAGAATACCCTCCTAAATCAGATATATTCGCCTTAAATAGTAAAAATGGGTGGAGGCGGAGAGGGTGGATGGAAAACGCATATCCAGCAATTGGTAAAGGAGCTTTATTGCCAACTGACTGGGTAGGGTTTGGGTGTACATTGATGAATCGAAAAGCTTTATCCTTTGCTGATTTTGAAGGTTATGAAGGACGAGGCACACAAGATCTTTTTGTTTGCTGGAATAGATGGCACCCTAATGACATAAAAATGTGCGTTAACACGCATGCAATCTCAGACCACATTGTTCGCGCTCGTGGTAAGGATAATCATAAAGAGCAAAACTTTGACAAGATTATTCATGCACAAGCATACCACGAGCCAGAAGGGGAGTACAGGGGCCATTTAAGGCAGAAGCATACGAGCTTCTTAAAACATACCGCAGGAGAAAGTATTACGGATGTTAATGCACAGTCTGAGATACCATTGCTTGAAAAGCCCAAAGAAAAACCAAGTACAGTAAAAAGGAAAAGAAGAAGATCCAAATAATATAGATAATTACAAATTGACTATAATAGTAATTTGTAATGTTTTATATGTATGGCAGTTCCTAATAAAGATGTCGCTATAGATTTATCAGCAGACCTTGGTAGTAATTTATTAAAAAGTCACTCTGATCTTGCATCTTCCGACACATTTCTATTGAGTCAGGGTGATAAAGTACCTGTAGATATTAGGTTTTATGAATCTGTAGGTAGAAGCTTCAATATTACTGATGTAGAAGCAGATAATATTACATTGATGGGTAGATGGAGCCATAGTAATGAACCAGCATTAAATCAAATCCCACTTACTAGATCTGAATTTACAATCTCTATCACAAGTGAAGGTGGACTAGAGGGACATTTGGATAGCGGAGTAGGTATAGGTACAGGTTTTGTAGAAGCTAATGCCTACCCATTAACGCAAAATGGAGAAGATAAAGGAGCTATACTAACAGTACAGACTATCAATACTGCGGGAGGTATCCTTACAAGTGCCGTAACAACTCCTGGATCTGGATATAATTCTGTCGATACGATAACAATTGAAAATCCTTTAGGGATTGATCCAGTTGAGCCGAGTTCTACGCCAACAGAGATATCTGTAGGTACACAGAGTATAAGTGAGGATGAAAATGCATTTTTTGGACTAGATTTAAATATTAGCCAAACGGATTCAGGTATAATAGCAAGCTCAGGAAATGATACGGAAATAGTCACAGAAAACCCAGAATTTTTCCCTGATGCAGACTCCTATGAAAATTTATTTAGTGTAACTGATCAATATAACAGAATTGATCCAGCCAGTGATTCTTTCTTTCAGTTTAGTAACGTGGTTAATCCACAAAATGCGTCCACTACATTCACTGAAGATATTGGCGCAGTTTTTTCTTTTGTAAGCAGTGATAATAATGCCATAACTGGAAATGGTGTAAGTGATATAGTATCTGATACATCAATAAGACCCAGTATTTCAGCAAGTATACTAAACTATGTAGGAGATAAATTCACGTTAGACTTAGGTGAGTGTTTTGTTAAATATACAAATAACACGCAATCTCCTACTGCTGGATATCTTGCGGTATGCTTTACACCCCATAATGCAACAACCCCGCAAATAGCAGTAGCAAGAAAAATTACAAATACTGTTAAAAAACGTGTAGTTATAGATTTCCTTCCTTTCCTGCAATCAACAACGGATGCACCCAGCCCATCAATTTCAAATCCTGTAGATATAAAGATTATTTGGTGTCCCTATGTGGAAAGCGAATTATATATCGAAAAATTAAAGCTTATTCGTCATGAGTTTAGTGACATAGAAACTTATAGTTCACAAGAATCTATTTTAAAAAATTCTGAATTATCAAGAGCAGATTATTATGCATGGAGAGTTGAGCGTGATGGTACTGGCGATCATCCTAATACGTACGGACAAAAAAAGATTTCTAGTTTTACATCTACAGGTACAGGAATACATGTAGTTAAAGGGACTATTGCTTTAGGTACACCCTCTCACATTCCATTAAAATTAGAAATCAAGGATAATGGAAGCCTTATAAAATCAGTAAAAATTGACATCTCAGAAACAGTACAAAGTATAGATAACACTAATGGAATTAGTGTGCAGTATTTAACTGGAAATGAAACAGTCAGTAACAGCAACATTGATTACACTGATTCTGTAGCACCGCACGATAATGAGCCTGATTATACAAATAGATGGTATTGGGATAATCTTAATTTAGTAACTAAACATTCTGGTCAAAAACCAAGATTGGTAGACATAGAAATATATTTTAATACTACTTCTCAAGATATAGAGGTATTGTTGTCGGATATCGAGAATACTGATGTTTTTGTGCTGGATCAAGATAGTGTCAATGATACAGATCATGCTACCGTATCTTTATATTATAAAGAATTATATGTTCGTAGAGAAGACTCTACTAATAATAAATGGCATCTATTGCCATACGATATTGGTCAAGAAGAAGATCACTCTGTAGTGACGCACGAATGGCATGATTGGGATGATATAAATAATACATCTCTAGGAGAACACGTAATGGTTGATGAAAGTAGAGCTTATCTTTTAAAAGACTGGCATACAAAAAATTTATCTTCGTTTAACGACCCGCTTCACATTGAAAATAAAATTTCCCCACTAGAATCTCGTGCTGGAGTAAGGATATCACAGTATTTAAATTACCCATTAAAGGCAAACAATGTTATAGGTTTGCATATTAAAGGAGGAGCTGGATTTATAGGTAAAATACAATTTTTTAACTCTAATGGAACTGTAGTACAAACAAATCAGCCCAATCTCAGTATTGGGACTGTTGGATACCATTCATTTAATTATGATAGCATCGCTGTCGGAGCAGAGTTAATATTTATACCAAATGGAGATATAGAGAGGGTAGATATAATTTCAGAAAAAACGACTGATGCTGATAATTTTTTAGAAAGTATTGACTTAAAGGTATATAATACAGCATTTAATAAGCCTTCATGTTCTCATGCAGTCCTAGATAGTACTTACGAAAAAAAGCATTATGAAACAGCAAGTGCCGTAATAGCTCCAAGAAATAACAGCTTAATCATAAGCGGATTTAATAATAATCCAGGTATAAGTACAGCACCAGACGACAAGTCACAGATTTTAAATACAGCTACAGGCATTAGGGATGTTTACTGGTTATGCCAAGAGCTTGGTGATAAGCATCCAGATAACTTTTTAGGAGTTGCTGGCAAGACTTACAATGTTCATTTAGACGCAAACTATTCAGGTGTATCAAGTGATCTTACGAGTGATAATAATAATATTTCTATTTATATTAAAAATAATCATTATGGATGGCTAAAGGTTCACGAGACTTTTTTTAAGGCAGGAACACATAATATAAATTTTACATCTCCTGTAAGCTTTGAAGAAATTGCGTATGCCTTTGATTCTGATATTCAGGCAAATATTAATACTTTATCTATTCAAAATTCTAAACATGCTTCGTTTGTAGAAATAGTTAATGGAGGCATAAGATTTTTCACAGGTGGAGATAGCCCTACGCAGCATGCAGATTTCACTATATCCAATGTAAGTTTTAATTATGGACAAGATTTTCAGTTAAATTGGTTTTATGACCTACAGGAGCAGAATATAAAAGTATGGATTGATGATAATTTAATAAGGACTGTGAGCCTGCCAGGTGGTTACCCTGAGAATGCATGGAGTTCAAATACAACATTAGATTTTTTAAAAATTGGAAATCATAGTCCTTATCAAAGCAATCAAGTCTTTAATGGTACCGTAAACTCCCTACTAAGATATTGGGAAAATATTCAATCTCCTGCACTAATTACTTACAATAATGATGTTACTGGTGTAGAGATAGGTGCAGTCGCTCAAACATCATTCTTAGCAACACTAGATTTTGACACACAAGAAATACATAGCTATTTTACGCTTGGGAATGAAACAGGAGTAATTAATTGTGATTTTCAAGTGTCAGATGGTAGTCATTCATATTCTCTTGCAAGATTTAGCGTTACTTTAGTCAGGGATATAGATTATTCTTTATCAAGCGCACAACCATATATTATTACCTAAATATGAGAATTTCAGCAACAGCAACTAGTACAGCATCTGTGGTTGCTCCAGCAGCCGATCCGTACACTAAAAAGAACATTAGTAGTTTACTAGTAAAAAACACAGGAAGTTCAGTTGTTTACTTACAATGGACAAAAGAACAAAACGAATTAACTGTAGCAAATGGATTCCCCCTTGCTCCTAACGAAATTTTAGCCATAAATAGAGATGAAACATCAGGTGCTATATATGGTATAACTGCTTCTGGAACTACAGAACTTAGAATATCTGGCGACTAAAATGTATCTAATTGTTAAAAATATTACAAGCGGCGTTGGCCCATCTGGCGCTCCTGGCGTAGATGGAGATAAAATTGAATTCGGCGCCAATGATCCACCTAACTCTGGCACCTCTTTTGGTTATGCAAAGTATTTCTTAAATACTGAAACAAAAGATTTTTACTATTTACCCGAAGGCACATCAGAAACAATAGCTAATTGGCAAGTAATAGGATCTTTCCTTGGCGATCAAGGAGATCAAGGAACCCCAGGCGCAGCAGGATTAGACGGCATTGACGGAGATCAATGGACGCATGAGGATTTAGCTGGCATTACGCCTGATGATAAAACACAACCTGATACTTATGATGAATATAAGTTAGATTCAAGCAATGCCACTATTTGGTATGCAGAAAAGAATCAAACAAGTTGGTTGTCAATAGGTACTTTTAGGGGAGAAAAAGGGGATACAGGGGACTCTGGAGAAGTAGGAGACCAGGGAAGTACTGGACAATCGGGACAAGATGGTAATTTATGGACAGCATATAATGGAGTGCCATTAGCTTCAGATGGAAAAAATAATGACTTTCATTTTAACACAGAAAATGCTTCAATTTATAAAAAATCTGAAATTTATTCAGAAGCAAAATGGAAATCAGAAAATCCATATGCTTTAAATGATACAGTTGTATTAACATTAAGTAAAACTGATGATACTGCTACAGAGCAAGATACATATACAATAACATTCATAGATAACACAGGGAATAACACTTCTGATACAACATTTTCTAATAACACTGCATCTTTAGTCAGAAGCGGAAGCGCAGCACTAGACGATCAAAATATTGTCTCCCTACTAGATTCTTTAGCATCTAAACCCGAAGACCACAACAAGTGGACAAGCTTCACAAGAGTAGAAAGCGGGATTGAGTATAATATTTTAAGTAAATTCCCGCATGAAGCAGGATCTATTTATACTGCAGCAATAACTTTTAATACTAGTAACTCAGTAGAATTCAATTTTACTGCTGGTTCTATTTCATGGGTAGTTTTAGCAGAAATATTAGATGGATCAAAGGGCGACGCTGCTACTTTGAGTGTAGGTACTGTAACTACAGGGAACGAGCCTTCAGTTACTAATGTAGGAACTGCAAATGATGCAATTTTAGATATTGTATTGCCTGAAGGAACTAAAGGTGAGGTAGGAGATAAGGGTTCCGTATGGACTTCTGGAGATTACACTCCTCTTGATTATCAAGGACAAATAAATGATTTCCATTTCAATACTGATACTCTAGATATTTTAGAGAAAAAATCTGTAGATCACTTATCAACGATTACTGTTTCTGGACAAATGGATGGTACTGCAGATGCAGAGTTTGATATAAATGGGATATTTACATTTGAAAAATTTTCTGATTTAGAAAAAGCAGAATACAGGCAAGCCCAGATAGACATGCCTGATTATATTATTGTCTATGATCCAACTAACACAAGGTGGGTTTTAAGGCTTGATGATTCTAGTAAATCTCCACCATTTGCATTTAACTACTCTACTGCAGATAATTTTTATCCCTTACCTAGTACTTGGGAGGTAAATTCAATAAACTTTCCAGGCTCTCAAGCAACAATCGGTACAATCACTCCTTCTTATGTTGGCTCACAAAAGCTTCACTGGTTTGTTCTAGTAAACCTTTTAACAAGTGGAGAGAGAGGTAAGGATGGTAGTAGTATATATATTTATCAAGATTCTATAAATCCATACCCTTGGAATGAAGCATATATAAATTTTGGAGGAACAATTACATCTTTCGATAGACTATTTATAGGAAAAGACACTTTTACTTTATACAGACTATTAGGCGGATTAGATGGATCTGTAACCAGCAACTATACAAACTTTGGATCACTTAAGGGTGAAGGCATTCCAAAAGGTGGAATAGCTGGTCAAGTCTTAGCAAAATCATCATCACAAGATTATGACACGCAATGGATAAACCCCACAGAAGCTTCTGGTGGAGGAGGTGGGGATGCTACTAATTTAGGAGTAGATTTGCGTGATGGAGATTCCCTTACAATCACTTCATCCACTGGCACGCATGCTGAAGTAGAAAGTGCGTCTAGTACGCTTGCGGGATTATTGAGTTCTTCTGATAAGAATAAAATAGATAATTTATCATCTATTGCAACAACTGGCAGCTTTAGTGACCTGAGTAATGTGCCAGCAGAACCAATTTATTTCGGGGTAGCTTGTTCTGATGAAATTTCGGATCTTACTACAGGCAAAAAAGTAGAATTTACTGTTCCTGCTTCTATGAGTGTAACAAAAGTAAAAGCAACCTTAAGTACAGCTCCCACAGGTTCTGCTCTGACTGTAGATATAAGAAATAGTGGTGTTTCATTATTATCCGAGTCAATTGTGATAGAAGATGGGTCGAAAACAAGCACTAGTGCGACCACGCAGCCTACTATAGATAATCCTTCTATATCAGAAGACGATACAATAACAGTTCACCTACAAACAGTAGGTTCTACAATAACAGGCGCAGGATTAAAAGTTTGGTTGGTTGGGACTGAGGCATGACTTTTATCATAAACCCTTTTGCTTTTAAGCAAATATTAGGAGAGGGAGGTTTACTAAAAGTCACTCAGCTAGTTGTTGAAAATCTTTCACTTGTAATACCTTTAGCTCCTGAACCTATAAGTATAGAAACATACCCTTTAGAGGTTACTGATTTTTCTATTTTATATATTCCTGCAAAAGTAAGTGGATTAGATGCTTCCTCCTCTCCTCTATCAATAACTCAACTGGAGGTTTATGATACCAACAAAAGACCTGCAGGCTGGCCAAACCAAGAACCTAGTGATGTATTTGCAAGAGTAAGCTCTTTACCATCTCCAGTTAGTGATATTAAACTTTATCGCTACGATAGCAGGCCTGCGGGAGAAGAGCCATATGGGCCACCTAGTGACATTGAAGTAGTCAATCTGCATCCATTAATTGTTACAGACTTCAAGGTAATGAACCTATCCTCAAACGACAGGGACAAAAACTTAAAGACAGATGGAAATTTCTTATACCCACTAAGAAGTTCAGATGTAGTTTCAGTACAAAAAAACAAAGCAGGTAACATCTCTAGAGGCTATCCTAAATTTAATGTATTTTTGCCAAAAGCAAAACAGTCAGAAAAAGTATTTGGAGCGCTTAATTTAATACGAAAATACATAAATATAATGCTCTTCGAGGGAGAAGATAAAGTTTTAGAAGAAAACAGAACCATTGGCACACCATTAGTAGAGTTCCTCCCTAACTATAATGCAAACAATGGTACTCACATAGTTTTAGATTTTAGTTATTCTGCTTATGATGCAGATTTAGCAGCATCAGGTTCTGGTTTATATGAATCTAGTAAAGCTTTAGGTGTAAGTATAAAATCAACAGAAATTAACGAAGGCATAAACTCCCTTTTAGAAATAGAACAAGATTCTACAGTTGAGCAGAAGTATAGTAGGTTAAATTATGCATTTTCGCCAGATCTAGATACAGAGGATAGTACTTATAAGTTTTTTAGAAAATCATTAACAGACGCATTGTTTGAAATAGTTTACGGAGAAGGAGCAGAAGATATTTATACTTGGCATAATTATTTTGGCATCAATCAAGACGGAACATCACCTAATTTATGGGAATATGGATACTCTTTCTACGAACAAAAAGATAATGATTTAGTAGGCATTGCAAAAGATATAGCAACATGGCTGAATTTCCCAAAGTACCCAAAGGATAATATTTTTTCAGTCTCTAATATAAGTTTATTAAATGACTCATTCAATGTATCAATGGATGCAAATATTACAGGCAGGTCAGCTATATTTGACCCATCGATACAGGGAGGGGTAAGGTATACGCAATCTAGTTGGAAGATAGAGCTATCGGAAGACCCTAATGGAGCTACTCTATTGGTAAGTATAGACCTTGGCCCTTACTTACCATCCCATATGACAATAAATCAATCTGACTTTATGAGAAACGAACTGCAATACTTAGCAGTTCACGAAAGCCAAACATTAAACACATCAGATGCTTTATATATTACTTCCGCTAGCTCAGACATAAAGATTTTGGATTTTACGTCTAGGAGCAGTGCAAATCCTTCAGTTATCTCTCAGGCTGACAGTACTTTGATGATTTATGAGGAAAGTGTAAATGGTAATAATACTGCTGTTAGTACATTAAATATAAATCCAGGAATAATAATTAAATTAGATTATAAAAAATTAATTAGTAGGGGTAATGATGGCATTGAGTCATTTGAAGCAAATAACTCTCAGATCTATTTAAGAGTAATTGATGTAGTTTATTTATATAACTCAGTTGGTGAAAAATTTGTAAAAATATCGTTTGAAGAAATTTCCGTACTTGCGGGAAAAAGTAAATTATATGCAAACCTTCTTGCTGCGCCTGCGACTGGTTATGAGTCTTATGAGAAAGAAAAAGACTGGGTAGAAATAACCAGATCTTCACCAAAACCTACATATTTGACGACAGAAATTATAGAAACTCCGATTCCAGAAACATTAACAATAGCTACATTTGATACGGAGCAAAGCATTTTAAGTAGAACAGGTGACGACACTGGCACAATTGCATACGGAACTGACACGAATGATTTATATATATTAAACAGCAACGGTTGGGCAAAATTTGAAAATGACTAAGTATGAGTAAATTATTAACAACAACATCAACTAATCGCCCAACCTCAAGCGCAGGCGATATGTACTTTGAGACCGATACTGGTCGCATAATTGTTTACAGCGGCTCTGGGTGGTCTCAGTATTCCCCTGCGGTTGTAGGAGAGTCTGTAGATGACTCAGGAGAGGTAAATATTACTTACGGTACCTTTGACGAAATTCTTGCAGTGGAAAATAAACAGCCTGGTGATTTGTTTTATGTACCACAGGAGGACTATGTAACAGAATTCACATACTCACGAGTACCTGGCCCTATTACAGGCCCAGCAAATAGTTCTATATTTTATTTCGTAAGTATGGGAGATGATGAGAGCCTTGCTATCTACAATATACATAATAGATTAACAGCAAATGCCTCGGGAGCATCTTATTATGTAGATATGGATCAAGCAAATTGGGGAACCTCTGATTGGCAAGGCTCTCAAAACCTTGCTGATAATCTACTCGCTAATGCATTACCCAATGAAGCAACTGCCGTGGTGAGCGGGGATAATAATGAAACCGTTACAATCACTTCCCCAAATTGGTTTTGTATAAGCAATATACCGAGTGCACTTGTTACGGGTTATATTGACCACAGCGTAAACGCACCACAATACAAGTCCTCGTCCTTGTTGGTATATACTGGATTAGACCAATTCGATAACGAAGTATTTTCACAAATAGAAAGCTAAAAAAATGCCCTCACTAACAACATATACAAAAACTACGGAAGCTAATATTCTAGCCAACCCACCAACCGCTGATGGAGAAATGGCATTCGCCACTGATACTAAAAAGCTTTTCTTATCCGAAGGTACAAACTGGGTGTTCTGGTCGCCCAGCAAACATTTCGGGAAGTATCAACTCGGATCAAACCAAGTAGCTAGACCTTTCAATCATGTAGACATATCCCAAGCGGGCACTTGCTTTGATTCTAATGGAGTACCTTCAGCAGATGGAGGTTCAGTTGCTAAGGTTAAAGACTTAGTTACAGGTACTTTTATTGAATCAAATACTAGTTTACAGCAACCAACTATGGTCTCAGATTCTGGCACTACTCCGTTGGTTTTACCTAGTGGAGATGCTCGTATAAACAACTTGCCCGTATTACAATTTAACGGCACTCAATTCCTTCAGCCTTCTCGTGAGATGATGAGTAATCGGCTACACGTAAGCGGAACTACAGTAATGTTTGTATGTAGGCAGACCCCGCAGCCAAAAAATGCAGATAATACTGCTGACAGTGTACACTACGATTCAGCAGGAACTTATAGTGCGGTTTGTGGTCAGTGGAAATCTGTATCTATTACTGGCAGAAAAGACACTAATACTTCTAAGTATTGGTATACACAATTTAATAAGTCAGGCGTAAATCCGACATGGTATAATAGATATCAAGGTGACCAAGGAGAATGTACATTATTTACGGCACGTGCGTCAAATAATCCAGATACCGACAGACAGGATGTAGCATGGAGAATTGTTTCTAGTTTTGGTAGCCAGAAGACTTATGGGGACGAGTATTACAAAACATCCAGTGCTAGCGATAATTATATTGCTTTAGGGGGTCTTCAAATAGGCACAAATGATACCCACCCTGGTTACACAATGCGTGGAGAAATTGGAGAAATTATATGGTGGAGCGAGTCCTTAAGTGATGCAGACTTCAACACAGCTGGTCAGTATTTATCAACTAAATGGGGGTTCACATGGTGAAAATTTACATAGACACAGACAAAACAAAAGTAGAGGAAGTACACGACCAGCTTTCCGCTCACTTTGAATTACCAAAAGGCAGAGTAAAGTCTTACTCAACAGTGATTGAGTATGATGATAAATATGGATTTCTTGTCGCATTAAGCGGAAATCATGATGTCAGTTCGCTTATTGATGTGACCAAGGTTGTAAATTATACGGCTCCAGAGCCTGAAGAGACATTAATACCTGAATGAGTATTAACGAAACAGATTTATTAAAGCTCGGTAAAGTTCTTCTCACAGAGCTTGATTTGTATGCAACTACGCTTCAACATCAGACCAAGATAAGTAAATACATTCATTATTTATCTCAGAAGTGAAATATATAATATATTTACAAAGCAATAAGTAGGTAATAGCATATATTTTATGCATTACGCTGAAGCTAAGTTTAAGGATAAAGCCAACAACGAAGACGGGTTTGTCTTTAGTCAAGATGGAGAGGTTAGTAGTTTAAATAATATTCAAAGCACAGTACTCGATCTATCGTCTTTGTCTGCACCTAGTGAATTATTAAGTAACGAAGATGAATACAATGATTTCTTAGCACAAAGTAACACATTAACTGTTGCTGGGGAATATGGAGAAAATAATATAAAATATCAGCCAGACGGAAATTTTTCCAATTTAAGGATTGGTCACGAAAACGTCACTTTTAATTACTCATCTCCACCAAATGGTACTTTATCAAAAGAACTAAACCCAGCATATATCAATAGTAAACATTCTGATTATTTCTTTGATACTACGCATTTTACTAGTATTGAATTTGTAAAATTTGAAACAGACTTAAAAGACCACGAACTTATAAGTTATAATTTCCAGACTTTAGAAAATTATGGGTCTAAGTGGTCTGCTATGCGTGACTCAACATACATGGGTTTAGGTAGTGGAACACAGTCTAAGATAATACAAGAAATTAAAATAACAAACTCATTACATGCTAATGAAGTCCCGCAAGAAGAATATAGAAATCATAAAATAACATTAGAAAAATCCCCTAATGCTAGTTTGGTTTTAGAGCAACAATCAGGAGACTATTTTTGGTCGGAATATACACATAAGCAAACAGAGGTATCCAAAGGATATGGAACAGCCGAAAATTCTATATTTTTTGAATCCGATCAGCGCATTGATAAAGTATCCATAGGCACAACCAAGGTAAATGGTCAGCTTACTGTTTCTGAAGTATTATACCATCAGGATCTAGAAAAAGACTACAATCCTGTAGCTGGGATCATGTTTGCTTATAAATTTCACAAGCCTTGCAATTTAATAAATAGTTATGAAGTCAATAAATTACTACCCCAGTTTGGAAGTTATGAGTTTGGTCACACAAGAATTGATTTCTGGGGGCAAGAACATCTAATATTTAGTGAAATAGATGACGGAAGAACTAACGATACATATGGGTATGTACTTTCAAGCCCTTCCCCTAGTTGGGTAAATGGAAGTGTAGTAGTAGCCGATCCAGTCCCCAGGCAATTAAGATCAGAGCAAGGATGCACTATAACTTTCTCAAGAGAAGAACTGCCAAGAGGCTTTAGTGGAGCAGGTTTATGGAAGCACATGGTGACAAAAGCAATACTTACTGTGCCACCAGGAGTAACAGATTTGTTTTACCAACCAGGAGACCACGAAATTGCAACATGGTCACTCGTGAAAGCGGAGGAGTTTGGTAGAGTGTTATCCAATGGAAGTAAATTAAAACTAAGTTTTGCTAATGAGTCTGGTGCTACACTTACATACGATAATTATTATGATATAAATTTAGGCACTTCAGATCAATTTTTAGAAGACTTTCAAGACAACACAAGTTTTGAAGGAGTCACTACACAAGGGGAAATCGGAAGGTTAAATAATGAAATTACAAAATGGACAACTACTGAACACGTAGACCATATTCCTGACGAAAATAATTCCTCGAACCCATACCCTTCAACTGTAAAACAAGTTACTGAAGAAGAGCACACAGTAATGCTAGAGATAGCGAAAGGGAATGAAATTATAGTAAATGTTGCAGCATTCAATCCTGCAGGATTATCAGATTTAGTATCTTTCGACACAATTGATATATATGACAGGACTGATGTAATTTTAGCTATTGGAGACGCAAACCTAAATGGAATTTGGCAGAAAGAGGATTTAGAAACAGTAGCAGGATATCAAAGTAGTTCTGTTTCTAATCTTACCTCAAGTGACACTATATCTTACACTACAAAAAATGAGAGAAAAAACTCACATGGATTTAGGCTAGAAAATAACATATATGCTAAACAAAATTCATTGTACAATGAAACATCTTTGCATTTAGGCGATAATACTATCGACCCATTTAATTCAGCAGATCCAAGTTTTTGGGATAATTTAAACCCTGAAGCACAAGTAAATATTTATCCTCCTCAAGGTTATTTAACTAAGACAGAAAAGTCCACGCGTATAAAAGATTACTCAAAGAATAATTTAGGGGAAATAGATAAAATATATATTGATGGTTATAAGTATTTACCTTCACCACGACTTGAAGAAAGGCTGCAATCTGTAGAGTTTATCGAAGTTGGAGGTGTTGTAGAGCAGATAAAAATATCTTTTGAAATAAATGGTGTTCAATCTACCCATACTTTCCCCTACCAAGATACAGGAGTAGCCCCAAGAACTGATAAAGCAACAGGTAAAAAGTTCTATAATATTTATTCCTTACTCATTGATAACAAGAGAAAATATCTAATATCTCAGTTTAGCACTAACTTATATGAAATAAGTCTTGAGGTAAATAACTTTAGCCCAGAAGAACTATATCATATTGGATTTAATCTATCCGAAGAGGGATCTGGTTTAACATCAGAATGGTACATTCCTTTTGCTTACAAGGCTTATAAGGATGATATTACAGAATATATTGCAGAGGGTGATATAAATATAGTTTCCCTAGATGGAAAATTTGCTCCAGTTTACAAAACGCAAATTGGAAACTATACTCAACATCTAGAAATAGACTACAACGAAGGAGTAGAAATTACCGAAATAACTAATGAATGCACATTTACTGTAGATTCAAATAATTATGTAACAGCCATTCATCACTCTGGGAGTAATTTTAATAGTGCAAATTCTAGTGGTTTATCTGGTGGCGAAACATCAATAGGTCAGTTTTATAAAACATATAGCTCAGGGACTTCTATTGGAGATATTGCTGTAGAAGTTAAGTCTGTAGACGGAACTTATTTTGCAAAAACTTTGACATGGAATAAGCCTTCAGGAGAAACGGCATTAGTATTTTCGCAAACAGCAAAAGGGAAAAATGGCATAAATACTTTAAATTCAATAACGTTAGAATATTTTAACTTAATAAAAGAAGATATAAATTTTTCATCTACTTTTTTTACTGCAAGCATAACTAAGGGCCTTGCTAGTGATTCTGCATATATAGTAAGTGGAGGATTGGAGTTTGACGCACCTATTGGATCAAGAATCGAAAATGGGCATATAGGAAAAATAAATACAGAATCTACTACTAGAATCATAGAACCTTTTGATGAAGACCTTGGCTACTATCCAAATAAAATGGATTTAAGTAATATAGCTTTATCGGAATGGAAATATTCGGACGGGGTTAGTGGATTACTGGAATCACAGCAAGCAGGCTCTGAAAACTTAAATATTGAAATATCCAGAGAGTATTTTAGTGCAGATGCGAATGCTATGATTATTGACCCTAACTTCAAGCAAGGGCTAAAGCACTGGGAGACTGAAAATAATTTTGGAGCTATACCTTTTCAGACTACATTAGGAAATATAAGAATATCTACCACTCCTAAAAATCAAGGATTTAAGCATGAGCCTGTCATAACGGCAGGAGATGGAACTAATATGCTTTCTGTAATCGGTGAAGAAGATTCAGAAGAAGGATTAATCGTAGCAAGAGTTGGCACTTGGAAATCTGAGTATTTTTATTCTAACAGCCTGCCAGTATTTGACGAAAATTCTACATTTGATTACACATCTCAGTTAAGTAAAATTGGCAACTTAATAAGCAATACGCACGAAGAGAACATTGATATACAGTGGGACTCATCAGAAAATACATATACATTTTCAGTTTTATTTCCATCCGAGGGTTCACATTATTTAATGCAGGAAAATGAAGGGTTTGTTAGCAGTGATCAGCATGAGTCTAGATACTACACTCTGCCGAAAAATATAAACCATATGCATTTATCTGCGGGTAATACATTTAAATTTAAAAACACAGAACACTCAATTGCCTTTTGGTTAAATGACATCGCTAGTAATGGAGGCACTGAAATAGCCACTACGCAAGAGGGAGATTACGTAATACTAGACTTGCCTTATCAGGATTACAAAGATGTAGAAAAGATTTATTACAATATCGGCAATCATTGGGATGAACTGCCCGTGTCTATACCTGTGTTTAATGACTACATGCCTGCATCAGTAGGATTGCTTTACAATCAGCTAAATTTAATATCATCCCGAAGGAAACAAAAAACGAATAAAGTATTATATATAAATGATTGTTTTTCTTTAACGGATTGGACAAGTTACACTTCATCCGCGCATGACCAATTTTTTATAGAAAAAATTGCAGTGGCTGCTGGATTTAGCATGGAGCTTCCCCCTGCTTCAGAAGATGCCATTTATGCAACATGGGATGACATAAAAGACAGCTGGATAGCAGGAACTATGTCAGACGACATAAAGTGGCAAATTCTCAAACATGGCGCACTTGACCCTAGGGAATACTTTGCGGGTGTAGATAGTTCAGCAGGAAATAATTTCCAAGATAGATACAAAAGTACATCTCATTGGTATAACCATTTCAACCAGTATGATTGCGTAATTTGGAACGCAAGAGGATTAGGGGAAACGCAGAGTGATCCCCTTATACATGAAAATTTCATAGAAGGCTTATTAAAATACAGAAAACAAGGCGGAGGTATACTTTTTACAAGCGGCGATATTGGGTATTCTGATTTTTGGAGAAAAAATGTCGCACCACACTTTGGACTTACGCACGAAAGTTTAGGCGTAAATGCTGAAGAAAAATTATACGGAAGCTTATTTACTCCTACTAACAATAACTTTGAAACGGAAGGATGGATATCACAGAGGGGCTTTTTCCCAGTTTCATCCATACTGCCAGACCAACCCCGTGGCTACTTTGGCGCACAGTTACTTGAAAATATAAGCGAAAATACTTTTATCGGGATAGATCAATTCAACCCATCAATTGTACCATCAAACGATGCATTAGGTAATAACGAAGGTGGTATATATCAGAATATTGCTACTACCCCTAATGAAGTATATGATGTAGAGTTCGAGATCAGGAACGCAATAGGAGGAAGCACTGCAGTATACATTGATAACGTGTTACAAGCAGAAAAATTTACCAAAGGTGACTTTAATTTCACGCATTCATTTAAGGCAATAAAAGATATAACTAAACTTGAAGTTAAATCAAAAGGCGAAGATTATGTATATCGGGAAATTAAATCTATCAAAAGTAATGCTGTATCAAAAGATGTAGGCAGGCATACTCTAATTCCGCAAGAAAATGCAAATAGGCTTACAAATAGTTGCTCTGTTTTAAATAAGCTATTGTTCGATAAGTATTACTTAAGTAAAGAAGGCTTAAATAAGCATATTATAAATTCAGAATTAGGGACATCACTAGAAGTGATTCAATTAAATCCAGAGGGAACACATATTGATGGAGTAGAAATCCCCCACATAGATAAAATTTCAATTTTTGAGCGAACAGGTGACCCTTTACCAAGTAAGTATAGTTATGAGTCTAATTCTAAAACATTGTCGTTATATGTAAGGCCTGAGGATTGTGCTGAAGCAAGTAATTCGATAGATGAACTACAATACGATTTAAGGTATGTAGCTAGTTTGATCCAAGATTGGTTTACTTCCGCAACAGGAATGAGCATACTTGATCATATTGATTTCCTTTACAAAAAGGCAGAATATTCCGAAAAGGATACTAATATTTTAAATAATAATTATGCAGATATTTACCAAAGTTTAGGTTCTCCTTATTTTGCTAATACAGGTCTAATAACTGGCAGTATCAGAATTTTAGGACATAATTTAAATCCTAATAACACATATGGTTTTAATACTACTAGGATAAATTCTTATTATCATAGATTATCAAAGTATGACATATGGCTACCGATTAGTAATGAAGATTTTGAGAAAATAAACGATGCAGATGAATTGCCATCTAGCTACCCAAATGATTTATTTGGAGACACTTTCCAGTCTACAGATGCTTCTTTCTATTGGCCTTCATTAATACTAAATAAGTGCCTAGGAGACCTTTCATGGCAAACAGCATCCACCTACCAAGGAACTCCAGGCGACAGTATATTTGCCTGGGAGCTATATTCTTCAGGTCATTTAGGGTTTAAAGCCACAGAGAGTGATCATTTTAATTGTTTGAAAAATCCATCTAGTTGCGGATTTGAAGATGCAGCTAATCCATCGCTTGAGTTAAATGGCTCTTTAGTGAGTGACGGACAAGAAGTGTTCTGCACAAAGAGTGAATGGACAACAATAACTGCTAATTGGGCCAGCTTTAATAACTTTAAGGACAGGTATCCAACGTTCGTTCAAGATGCATATCTCGTTAAATACTTTTCTCATTACCATCCATTAAATAATTGGTCAGATGAGTATAAAAATATAGATTTTATAAAAAGCGACAATAAGGTAGAGGTCGTTTATTCATATAACGGCAACTTTCACATCGTTAACGAACCAATACCATTTCAGGAAAATATAGAAAAAGTTGCAGTTAATAATTACGAAGAAATTTTATGCTCAACTAGCCCTGAAGGTATAACCAAATTCACAAAAAGCGGAGGACAAGATTTCATAAGAAGTTCTTCCATAGATGCTTCACTTAAAACAGTGTACCACACAGATGATAGGTCATATGTCATACAGGATCGAATTACCCCAAGTAATAGATTAGGAATATTAAAGAAAGGATGGCAAAGCCCAAAGTATTTTCCTGAGCAATCATTAAGTCCAGTTGTTGTAGATAAATCAAAATATTTGTACTTCCAACTATTTAGTGATGATGTTACCCAATTTAATAAAGTAAAATTTGCATTAATTTACGCAGATGAAAACACAGGTAAAGAAGAGAATTTTGGAATATATGAATTTCCTAAGCCTATTGATGCAGGGAATAATTTTAGCTGTGCATTCTTTAATGCGTATGGAATTACATCAGAAACATTAAGGAGAGTATCTAGAATATTACACCATAATAAAAAATACTATCCAAAGCTTACAGAAAATGGAAGCTTACCAGATTATTCTAATAATAGGATATCCGAGCGCATTGACTCTGATGGTGATGGAGTGCCAAATATTAACGATGCATTCCCAAATGACAGCACAGAAAGCGCAGATTCAGATAGCGATGGTGTTGGAGACAATGCGGACTATGCTCCAAATGATTCAAATGTGCAGAACCCTCCACCTAGTGACCCAATAATTTCTTCACCAAGCGGTGTTGAGTTATATGTGGGTGCAAAATTCCTCGCAGAAGGTTGGGAGCCTTGGATTATAACAAGCAAATCTGATGCAGATACTTATGAGATAAAATCGCAAGGAGTAGCTAGAGTTGTTCTATCGGGAGGGGTTGATACTTACGAACATACAATGGTATTCTCGGGGGTAAATTACACAATGGTAGATTACCCTCATCCTCAAGATATACATAAGCGAACCACCACAGGGCATTGGTGGGTGCATGATGGCGAAACAGATAATCATCCGAATAGAACCTCTCATCATGATGGACTAAATCATATCAACCTTCGACTGCAGTCGAGGAATCTCACAGATGGTAGGAGAGGTGGATACTTTCAATATGTACCACAGAATGATGAAGATTTAAATGCTTACTATGATGCAAAAATCATTAATCCTGTTGATTTAACCGAATAAAATTATGCCACATTCAGAAGTAGCTAGTATAATTCCAACTCTAGAAAACACATATGGAATTAATGGATATGCCGAAAAGGATTTTTTACCTAGTGAGCTATTAACAAGCCCTAATTACGAAAACGATATAGGGGAAAGCATAGAATTGGAATTAACTCCACAAAATGATGTTATAGTACCCATAGGCATAAATTTTACAAATACGAACAATGGTAGTTATCAGATTTCAGTACCAAAAGAAATAAGTGAAGGTAATCTTAGTGAGTATAATTCTTATTTAGGTTGGGATGCATCAATGATGCAGTATTTTTCAAAAAGGAAGCGCAGGACAACATATTTAATAAAAATAGCTATAGATGGATTTACAGTCAGAGATTACATAGAAAAAAACACAAAACTATTAGACTTAATTACTACTGAAATAACACCAAAAGTTGAATCATTAATTTCACAAAATATACAAGGCAGAGTAAGAGCTGTACTGTTTCATGCTGGAATGGATGATGAGGTAGAAAACATAACTCAAACTCAGCTTTTACAGACAGAAATACCAGTAGAACAAAGGATATTTTCAGATGAAGTGCAAGAGGTCGATGCAACTGCATATACTGAAATCAAAGACTGTATTGATAGTGCTTGCAATAACTTGAGCACAAAGAGTTATTTAACAATACATTCTTTTCCAAACCCAAAACCATACATGCCCTTGAGGTTAAACCAAGAGCCTGGAGATATGGTATTAATGGCCAATAATCCACTTTCCTCTGCATGGCTTTATGATTTTATGGGAGAAGGCAATAACCTGCCTGAATACAAAACTTCTTATAAGGATACTTATTCATCAAACCTGAAGGATAATTACTTATCTAGAACAGGAAAGATATTAAAAAAAGATAACTACATAATTAGCGAATCAGAAGTACAGCAAGGAGCATCAAGTCATCCAGACCTAGAAGCCGCTCATGGATCTAAAATTAAAATTCAAATGCCATCTGGATTTGAAGGAAAAGGTATATCATTTTTACAAACAGACCCCACCCTAACAAGTAGTGAAATTTATCATGGGTTTTCATCAGATCCTAATGGAGTTGTGTACTTCGATGAGGAAGGAACAATAGAAGTTGCTTTTAATTCAAGTACACCAAAGCACCTTTGGTATCATATAGCGGGTGAAAGTACGCAAAATTTTGGACTAATCACTAATCATGTACCAGCTTATGTTCCAAGTATAAATACAAATAGTGGCGGCAATGATGTAGCAATGCAGTACAATATTATAAAAAATTTAGTTACAAAATCTTCAAATAACCCTGAAGGAAGTAAGAAAATACTATTAATAAGTGATATTACTACATCAGAAGACTACCAATGGTGGGCAGCAGCATCATATAGTGAAGATTGGTATAAGGTTTTAGCAGAAGCAAATGGCATTGAATTCCATAATGTCCCTCATGTAAGAAGAAGTGGGTATGAAATATCTTCTATGTACAGAAAAACATATGGAATGGATTACTGGCAACAGCAGGCTAATGCATACCCAACATCAAATACACCATGGTTTCTTCATTTTACGCAGCACATAGATGACTTAGAGTGGAAAAATAAAATTAGATCTACAGAGTCATACCTTACTATACTAGAATACTTAGAGCAATATGATGCAGTTATATATAACTGTATTGCTAAAAATAACACATGGAGTAAATTTGGAAATAATTCCTTCTATGATGCCCTGCAAGCATTTAGGGAAAGAGGTGGAGGAGTATTTATGCAGTCTACTTGGAGGTACTATTCAGGGACTATTAATAATTTTATAAATAGGTACGGAATCTCATTTGTGAATGGAAATAGATATAATTCATTTACAAGGCACGATATTTCTTACGAAAAAATGCGTGAGCAATCTATATCTCAGCATGAAAAATATTTTGAAGATGATGGGAATGATTTAGTTAATTATAACTCTTATCCTTATTCAATAGGTGCATATTTCACACCATTGACAGCAGAGCAAAAAGTATCTCCACAATTTAAGGGTACGCTAGAAAACTTAAATGCATACAAATATGAGTTAGAGTCAGATGCAAAAAATATAAATAATTTATTTTCTACAATTCGATCAATTTATGGGAATATACCAGTTTTTTATGGAGCAGTAAAATCTGACAAAGCACACAGCGAAGAAGTTTTTCAGGCACTATCAAACCTTAAAAATAATGAAAAAACTATTGAGATAGAAACTAACGACCTACAAAGCTACGATAATCGTCACTACACACCCACCTCCATGGTAGAACTAGGTATTAGATATGCTAAAGCTATTACGCCAGTCCTACAGGGTAGCCTAGACATGCTAGCATACAATCCAAGTTTCTGGATGAACCCAACAGATGAAGAATTTCCAGAGCATGGAAATCTCGCAATACTTCCCAACTTATCTGAAGTTTTTACTGGAACAGCCACGAGTATGAAATCACCAGCGTTATGTGGCTATGATATAAATGGAGATAATGCCATATATATTTCAAGAGACACCCTGTATAGATTTGATGAATCGCCATTGACCTATGAAGGCAGCTGTAGCGAATTTCAAATGTTTTATGTAATTAGACCTACGACTGCAGATCAACAAGGTTATTTATGGTGGCAGGTTGATTACCAAACAAATAGGTTTTTAGCTCACGCGCCTTGGAGTGGAAACCATTACTTTGATTATGGAAATGTAGCAGGAGGAGCGAGAGTGAATGGAGTTGCTTCAGTGGAGCCACAACTATTAAGTTACAGGTTTTCTGTCTCAGATGGACTTGGGATGTTTTCACAGATCGCTACGCAAAGCGGTGAGGACACATATCGAAAAATGAAAACAAATCAAAACTTATCACCAGTAAATGATTCTAGTAGTAGTTTTAGGTTAGGAGGACAGCACTACAATCAAGGTCAGGATCTAATAATTGGAGAAGCTGTCATTATACCTAAAAAAATAAGTATGGAAGATTTTTATAAAATAGAAGGACATTTAGCACATAAATGGGGACTAGCATTAGACCCAGAGCATCCATACTTTAATTTTACCCCTTCATAAATTTAACTTGAATAGATAATTAAAGTTACAATAGAATAATATTATGGCAGTGATACAAATGGGATTCTTAGATAACGCAGACAATGAAACTGGGTTTAAGATTTATAGAAAATCTATAAGTGATGGAGAAGCAACTAGCGTTACTCCCTCAGATGATCATATCGCTACTATTGAGCTTTCTGGTGATCCGCTAGTGTGGTCTATTACAGCAAATACAGACACCCAAACAGGAAATTCATTATTAAATCCTGTATTATCATCAACCAATAGTACAGATACCACTACGACAGGTGAAAGATTTATTTTTTCTTACGAAGAAACTACTGCAGGATATTATTTGTTTGGTGTTGCTGTTACTAATGATACTGGAGACTCTGATGTAGTGAGTTCCTCTAATCAAATACAAGTGCAATAATTTTGTTGTGATTATATAAATTATAAGTTTTATCCAGTTATGGATAAAAACTTAGCTTATGAAGGAAGAATAGCTCTTACGAAAGAAGCTCAAAATGATTTACTTGCATACACTCTAGTAAATGACCCTTTGTACATACCTTCAAAAGTACATGTCTATTTGTGCGATTATTTAAATAATTTAATACAGCAAACTGGTGAAAGAAGATTAATAATTAACATGCCACCTCAGCATGGTAAAAGTAGATTAATAGCAGAAGAATTTGCATCGTTTTTTTTAGGTAGAGACCCCACTCAAAATATTGTTATCGCTGGATATAATACCGAGCTTCCTCTAAAAAACAGTAAATCTATTAGAAGAAGATTTGAGAGCGACATATATAAAGCAATTTTCCCTAAAGCAAAAATGTCAGAAGATACCAGAACTGCAAATAACTGGATGACAACCAAGGGAGGAGGAGTTAGAGCAGTTGGTTTAGGGGCTGGATTAACTGGAAATAGAGCATCGTGTCTAGTCATAGATGACCCACACAAAGATAGAGCAGCTGCAGAATCACAGACATCCAGAGATCATATTTGGGATTGGTATCAATCTGTAGCTATGACCCGATTAACTCCTGATAGTTTAGTAATTATTATTATGACTAGATGGCACGAAGATGATTTAGTTGGAAGATTGACGAATAAATCATATACAGAGCAATTAGAGTCTCAAGGATTTACTAATCAAGTGTATGACGTTATGAACTTCCCAGCCATATGCCAAGAAGAGCAAGATGAACTGGGAAGAAAAGAAGGAGAAGCACTATGGCCTGAGAATAAAGATGTAAATTTCATAGAAGCTAGAAAAGTAATGCTTACACCTTATGAATTTAATTCTCTTTATAATGGTCAGCCGATATCAAAAGGTGGGAATATAGTAGATATTGAAATGTTAAACTATATTGATGCTCATAATGTCCCACATAACATAGAAAAAGTAAGGGCATGGGACTTAGCAGTAACTAAAACACAGACATCGGATTTTACCGCTAGTGCATTATGTGCATACGACAAGCAACGTGACTTTTTATATATATTAAATATAACAAAGAAGCGTATGACATGGCACGAAATAAAATCCACAATATCACGATATGCAGATTTAGAACAAAATAGAATTGGTATAGAAGCCATTGGTGGTTTTATTACTGCATATGAAGAAGTAAAAAAAGAAAGATTAGGGAAAAATATAGTATTAGGTTTAAACCTAAAAGGAGATAAATTAACAAAAGCAAATCCTTGGTTAGCAAAAGTACAAGCAGGGAGAGTTTTTTTAGTAAAAGCAGAGTGGAATTATGATTTTATAGAAGAGCTACGAACATTCCCTGACGGAAAACATGATGATCAGATTGACGCCGTTAGTTTAGCCTTTAGTATGGTGAAAAAAACCAATAAACTTTTAATGGCTTAATAATTTGCTTGATGTAAAAAGATAGCGTAAAATAATTTTATTAATAATGACAGAATCATTGAATTCATTTGCTCCTTCAACAATCGCAGCTGCAGGCACTGGAGGAACTTTCTTTTTCAACGAAGCTAATCCGATGTTAGGTTTTATCTGCGGTATGCTTACACTTACGCATATTCTAATTGCGCTGTATAAACAAAACAAAAACCCAACAAAAAAGGATGATAATAAAAGCTCGTAAAGTTAGAGAGCTAAATATTAAAGCTAGGAAACAAGAACTAGCTAAAATAGTTAAGCAAGTAGATGCTATAATTGCCAAAAGCCAAACAACAGTAACTCAGGCGTGTAGAGATAAAGATATATCTACCGAGCGTTATTATAGATACAAAAGGAGTTCATAAAATGGCTACAGAAGTAGGGGATAACATGCAAGTGAAAGCAAATCTTGCATTCATGGCTAAAACAATAGCTTTAGTAGGTACATGTGTGTGGGGTTATTCTGTTATATGGAATAAGATTAGCACTATTGAAAATGACATAATACGCATGAATCACACAATGGAACTAAATAGTGAATTTAGAATAAAATGGCCACGAGGAGAAATTGGTGCTTTACCAGCAGATGCAACTCAAGATATGAATATTGAGCATTTAAAAGAAAGAGTAGATAAATTAGATGAGCATGTGGATAGCTTGAGATACAAAGGAACAGACAGCGAATAACATATGATACTCATAGAGGACTCCAATAACGAAAAGTATCACATAAACCCAGCTTTGGTAGTTTATGTAAAAGAAAGAAAGCATATGGGTAAGAATATGTGGAAAATAATGATGGTTAACGGAGAAGCGTTAATGACATCAAATAAAGAAGGAGCTATGGCCATAATTTCAGCTATGCGTAAATAGTTATGTTTGAATTAGTTTCAATGTTTTTTACAGCAGGAGGATCCGCAGCATTAGGGTCAGTCCTTAAAGGTGTATTTGGTGCGATAAGCGATAATCGCCAACAAAAATTTGAACTAGAACTAGCAAGGGAGGCAAGGGGGAATGAATTTGCACTTAAATTTCAAGAACAACTTAATAGCGGTGAAGGCGGTATGTTTACTCGTGCTACTCGCAGGATGCTCGCGCTCGTCCTCGTTGGTACACTCTCTGCAGTCGTCATCATGTGTACAATGTTCCCAAGCGCAGAAATCATTACCCTCACCAACCCCACAGGTGAAGCATCAACGGAAATCCTTTTTGGACTCTTCACATTCCCTGTTTCTCAGTCGCCCATTGTGGTCACGACAGGACATCTAGCAGGGTATTTTGTGATTGTTTTAGCACCTATGGTTTTAGGGTTTTACTTTACACCAGGCGGAAGAAGGTAGGAAATGCATAATCTCCAAAATGAATGGAGATGGATTATAGCTTTAATATTTTTTTTCCTAGAAAGAGATTTAATCCTAGATACAATGTTCGCCCTAATAGAAATCGTGTTTTCGTTTACCCAGTATTAATGTATTGACATGTAAAGACATATATAGAATAATATATTTTATATGAGTCAGGAAGAAACAGTAGTTAAGCCAGGAAGAAAAAAACTTCCTGTTCACATGAAGAAAAAAATGTTTTCTTTCCGAATAGATCAAGAGTTACTGAAGAAATTAAAACATAACTCTAAACCCAACACTCCTTATACTATGGCTCATTTAATTGAGGTATCAGTAAAGGAGTTTTTAAATAATATAAAATTATAAGATGAAAGTATTCGTTTACGGAACACTCAAGATGAATCAAGGAAACAATAGTTTGCTTACTTCTTGTGGTGCGGATTTTTTAGTTAAAGCAAGAACACTAGAGCCAAGAAAGCTAGTTGTTGATGGTCTCCCTTATTTAAATAAACCAGACATCGTAGGAGGAGTGTTTGTGAGAGGAGAGATTTGGGAAATACCTGACGAAATGATGTGGAGAATTGACTTATTAGAAGGACATCCTGATTGGTATAAAAGGGAAGAAGATTTTTTTGTAGGAGAAGACGAAAAAAAATACAAGGCATGGGTCTACTATATTCAGAATGAAAAATATGGTACAGCAAAAGAAGCTTACAATGAAGTTTATGTTTAATGCGTGTAGCAGAATGCAACGATGGAAAGATTAATATATCTTTCCCATATGATCCTACTCTAGTAGATCAAATAAAATTATTTCCCGCTTATTGCAGGCGCTGGAATCCAAAACAAAAGCTTTGGGTTTTTAATTTAGATGTTTCTAATAAGTCAGAGATTATAGAAAACTTATATGTTTTTTTAGAAAAAAATCAGTTTACTATTACACAAAGTGTAACAAAAGCTTTAGGTAAAAAAGATAGTACTGTAAAAACAAAAAACGAAATATATGATGCATCTTTTGATACAGACGCGACTATAGAAGTAGATATATTACAGCATGAATTAAGACCATTTCAAAAAGCTGGAGTTGTTTATTTAAGCAAGCAAAAAAAATGCTTTTTAGCTGATGAAATGGGTTTAGGGAAAACTGTTCAAGCACTTGCATCAACTGCGAATGTAAATGGATTTCCTTGTTTAATAATTTGCCCTGTTTCATTACAGAAAAATTGGAAGAAGGAGATAATAAAATGGTTTGATGAGTGGTGCAGTGTGGACGAGAAGCCTAACAGGAATGCTGACTTTAATATTATTCCATACTCACAAATCAAAAAATATAAAGATATATTAGAAAGCATAGCATACAAAACTATTATATGTGATGAAAGTCATTATTTAAAAAATTCTTCTGCAGCTCGGACAAAACAAGTAAAAGAATTATCAAAGAATTGTGAGAATGTTTTTTTACTAAGCGGTACACCTATTTTAAGCAGACCCAGTGAATTAATTTCTCAATTAGAAATTATCAATAGACTAGGAGAGCTTGGAGGTTGGCAGTATTTTACTAAAAATTATTGTGCAGCATACAAAGGAAGATTTGGTTTAAACATATCAGGAGCAAAAAATTTGGACATTTTGAATCAAGAACTCAGAAAAAGGTGCTATATAAGACGTCAAAAAAAAGATGTCTTGAAAGAGCTTCCTGATAAACAAAGAATCGTCATTGATGTAGAGTTATCCAATCCAGAAAACTATGCAAATGCTGAAATAGAAGTTTTAGAGGAAATACAGCAAAGAAAAGAACAGTACAAAGAGGAAGCAGAAATGTACAATTATATCATTTCAGAGAATCCAATTAAGTATTGCAAAGATTTCATTAGAAAAGATTTCAAGAATCCATCGCGCGAGGATTTAATCAATTTAAATAAGTGCAAGAGCAAAAAAGATATAAGTATTTTTGTTAAAAATTATTTTAATAGAAAATCAGAAAATATAGAAAACGCAGAAGCTTTGATGTTGCTGAACAAATTAAAGCAAAGATGCGCTACAGAAAAAATTGACTCCTGTATTAGTTGGATAGAAGAATTTATGCTTAATGGTAATAAACTTATTATTTTTGCTGACAACATTAGCATACAAAAAGGACTACTCGATAGATTATCCCATTTTTCTCCTGCTAGCGTGCTTGGAGAAATGAGTGCAGAAGAACGACAAAATAATGTAGATAATTTTCAGACAAACGATCAATCTAAGATCATTGTATGTTCACTACAGGCGGCTGGAGTAGGAATAACCTTAACCTCTGCCAGTGATGTTGTTTTCATACAGTGTGGATGGACTCCAGCCCTACACGACCAAGCCGAAGATAGAGCGCACCGAATAGGGCAAGAGAATGCAGTAACGTGTTATTACCTACTAGCGCCTAACACTATAGATACAGATATTTGGAATTTAATTGAGTCAAAAAGAGAAGTAGTAGGAAAAGCAAGTGAAGGGCAAGGGCGATCATCAAAAGATTACAAGAATATCCTCACCAGCATCCAGAGTAGGATCGACATGCATTAAATGTATTGACATTTATTAATTTTAGTTAATATATATAACAAATGAAAAAAGATGAGATAATTAATAAATTAACAGACCTAAAAAAAATAGCTGAAGAAATGACTCTAACGGATCAAAGCGGAACAGAGATTACTGATGCTAATATTAAAAAGGTAGTAGCAGCTGTATTTAACAGAGCCGTTGAATTATGCATTGATGAAATTGAAAAACACGATGAGTAGTAAAATACATTCTGAAAAAATAAAAGTATCAGATATATATTTTGATAAACTCAGTAATCCTAGACAAATAACACAAGAGTCATTAGATGTACTCGAAAAGAGCATCGAGAAGTTTGGAGTATTACAACCTATTGTTGTAAATAAAAGAACTAATAAAATTATTGCTGGTCATCAAAGGTTTGAGGTTTTAAAAAAAACAAATGAGTATGTGGATGCTTACTTGATTGATATTGATGAATTCCATGAGCCATCAGCAAACATTGCCCTAAATCAAGAAGTAGCTATATTTGATGATGAAAAAGTCAAAAAAATATTTGAAGATATTCAAGGTGAAGATTTAAAATTCACTGGTTTTTCTAGTGAGCAAATAGCTAATTTTGTAAACGATATAGATACTGAGCTAGAAGATCAGTCTTATGAATTACTAAATCAAAGTGACTTATACAAGGTCTCATTAAGTTTTAGTACATTGGAGCAAAAAATAGCCTTTGAGAATTTTATAGATATATGTAAGTCGAAAGCTAAGTATAATCGTCCAATTACGGATTATATGTTTGAATTAATAAATAAAACACAATCATCTGATGAAATTTATTAGCTTATTCGCAGGCGTAGGAGGACTTGATTGTGGTTTTGAGAATGCTGGATGGGAATGCGTTGCAAATGTAGAACTAGATAAAAATGCAGCAGGAGTATTAAAGTACCACCGCCCTCACATCCCTGTATTTACAGATATTACAAAGGTAGAAGCATCTGATTTACCAGATGCAGATGCTATTTTATATGGTTTTCCCTGCCAAGATGTGTCCGTTGCTGGACAAAGAGCAGGAATGAAAGAAGGAACACGAACAGGATTATTTTATCATGCAACTAGACTTATTCACGGAAAAAGAGATAGAGGATTGCGGTTTGCCTTGGCTGAGAATGTCTACGGACTCCTCAGTGCAGATAATGCTCTCGCACTTCCTCGGTGCATTAGACAACTTACCGACATCGGGAGTAATGCAGTCGGATGGACGGTACTGGACAGCCAACACGTGGGATGGTGTGCCAATGGAAAGAGGAACAAATCTGTTGCCCAGCGACGTAGACGAGTCTTTATACTCTCGTCTTTCGGAAATTTTGGAGGAGAATCCATCGCTAAAGTATTTGCTCTCACCAACCGCTTGTCGGGGAATCCTAGACAGGACAGAAAAAAGGGGGAAATTAAAAAACCTACCAATAATGCTACGCCAAGCCCTGGAGTCGATGTGTACAACGGACAGCAAACTGGAGAAACCGCAGCCACCCTCACCACAGCCACAGGAAATGCAACAGGATCTGGCCCTAAAGTAATTAGCATACAAGGTTCTATGATTGGTAGAGATCATAAGAATGGCCCTCAAGGAAGTGGGATAAATGAAGATGTATGCTTTACCTTAACTTCAGCAGACCAGCATGGAGTTGCTCACAATGTCGCAAAGGATAGGCAAGGGCTTAATACCAAGGCGGTGCGAGAAAGTATAGCATTTGAGCCAAGATCACAAGACGGAGTACCGAGAGTTACAGGAGACCCAGAGGAATGTGTTAGCCCAACATTAAATACTATGGCTGGTGGTCAACGACAGCCAGCAATTGCGTTTTCACAGCGAGGCAGAGAGGGAGATACTATGATTGAGACAGAAAAAGAAGAAGTCAGCCCTTCAATTAGAACTCAGCCTCAGAGCCAAATGGGTGTATGCTCTTTAATTTCAGACACTACTCCCAAAGGAAAAGAGGAGTTAAGTATGTGTTTACGAGCAGGAAAGGAAATGCTAACAAGTACGACTGACTTTGCGGTAAGGCGACTTACCCCCAAGGAATGCGAAAGATTACAAGGATTTCAGGATGATCATACTTTATATCGATATAAGATAGAAAGCATTGAGAATCTTTGGAGAATAGTAGAAAAAGACAACAAACAAGTAGTAGAAGAGCAAGCTGATAGCCCAAGGTATAAACAAATGGGAAATGCTGTCTCAGTAACTGCTGCACAATGGATAGCGGAAGGATTAAAGGAGGTAATAAATGAGAAATAGATTATTAGACATGGAATGGGGATACAAACCAAAACCTAAATATAATGTTAAGGAGGAATACAAAGAAATATACAATGACCCATTTGTGGTAGATGCGCCCCCAAGAGATAAGAAGAAACAGAAGAAAAAACTACTTAAAACATTTATGTTTATGTATGGATTTATTTGCTGTTCTTTAATTTACACAATTTTCTCGATTGTAATGTTTTTTCTAAACTTAATATTTTAATGAGTAGAAAAGAGATAGACATAACTGATTACAAAAAGCAATTCACAGGTGCGCACAAAATACTAACTGATGAATTGATTGAGAAGCAAGTATTTGAGAAAAGGAATGAAAAAGAATGGAATGGATGCATGGGATGTGGTGATTGTTGCACCATGCTTAATTTCAAAGTTATTCCAGAATCAAGAGATAATGATTTTTCACTAGCCCATTATGGTAAATTAGAAAATGTTCCATCTACAGTATTAGTTGCCCATAATTGCCAGCACTTAGACCTAGAAACAAAAAAGTGTAAAGTTTATAAGAATCGCCCTAAAACATGCAGAGATTTTCTTTGCAACGCATCCCGAACTCGTGCAAGAATGCTTGAGCAATTAAATATTAAAACAAAGGGCAAGGGTGCATCTGAACAAGAAATCAAAAAACATATATCCGAGATTGGAGAAAAAGAAAGTCTCCGAAATCCACTTACTGAAGGACAACCCTAGAATAGTCAGCAGAAAAGGATTAAAACTTTTAGAAGAAAGTTACGATAAGTTTGGATCAATACAGCCAATCGTAATAAATAAAAGAACAAACAGATTGCTTGCAGGACATCAGCGCCTGAAAATATTTAAAAGGAAAGGCTTGAAAGAGATTGATGCTTGGATCATCGATCAGCCTGAAGAACACGAAATGACAATTTGTTTGGCACTGAATAATCATGCTGGAGAATTTGACACAGCAAAACTAGGGAGAATCGTAAGCGAATTAAAAGAAATGGAAGACGGACTAAAAGGAACACTACTTGAAGATGAACATGTGGAAGAGATAATGAGAAGAACTCTACCTGAATTACTTGACGATGATACTATTATTGAAGATAATAGTAGTATCACTACCAGTGATACAGAATCCCCCCAAATAGACGTAAGCAAAAACTTCATATATGACCTATACTTCGAGAACCCTACAGATAAGATAAAGTTCAATGCATATATACGAGAACAACTTAATAAACGTCCATACATAAAACATAGCGGTGATATACTTAACTTAGCATTCAAAGAAACATGAACACACATAGTAGCAAAATAGGTAGAAAAGATAAAAGACATGATGAAAAATTTGTCGCAAATCTTTGTCAGGCACTTAGATCGGGAAATACGAAGAAGAATGCTTGCCTATTAGCTGGATGTAGTGAGACACAATTGTATAAATGGTTAAGAGATAATGACTGCGATATCGAAGGAACGCTGGCCAACCAATTTGCGGAGTCCATAAAAAAAAGCATAGCTGAAGCTCAGAACCGAAATATCGTTTTAATACAGAAAGCAGCACAAAATAATTGGACTGCAGCCGCATGGTATTTAGAGAGAAGTGACCCATCTAATTGGGGTAGGCGAGAAAAGCATGAAGTAAGTGGCCCAGATGGAGGCCCAATAGAGACTATGGCTATAACAGAGCGTAGTTTAGATGACGCTAGCCTAGAGAAAGTACTTGATAAGTACACAAAAGCTTCTGAATACAGAAGTTTATTAAGAAACTAGGCAGAGGCTCACCCTAGGGCGGTGCGACACATGGCTAGGGCTTAAGGTGGGGCGGTGCCACAGAAATAAAAATTCTGCGAAATCCCAAAAATCACCACAGGCGCGAAATCGAAGTATCAGGGCGGTGAGGCTTGGTCACCTAGTTCTCCTGATAAATTTTACCTATATAGCCTCAAGGCAAGGGTTTGCGCAGCAAATATGCAGCAATAGAAAAATATGCATATAAATTTAATAGCAATAAAGACTTGACATATATTTATAAATGTAGTTATATAGTAACTATGGAACAATATATAAAATTACTCTTCTATGGCTTATGTTGTTGGACTTTCTACAAAGTGTTCAGTGCGCTGTTTCATTTAGTAGGCATCCGCAAATGCGATTGCTGTGGAAGAAAAGTAACAATACCAGAAAGGCATCATGTAATATGCAAAGATTGCTTACCTGAATAACCTGATAAATATAATGAATAAAATAATACTAGTATATGGCGACCTTGAAGCAGGCTTAACATTTCACGGCCCCTTTGAAGATGTCATTGAAGCGAAAGCGTACCAGCAAAAAGTTTACCCAGGCTGGGAAGATGACTGTGCTACTTATTTGCTACAAAAAAAACCAATAAAAAACTTGACTAAGTAACAAGAGTTATTTATATATATAATATATGATACAAGATAAGATAAAAGAAAAACTACAGACGCACCTAGCTACATCAATCGTCCCAACTATTGCCAACAAAGGCATGCGTTTATTTCTTACCAATTTTGAAAAACCCGAATTTGCTCGTGCACGTGTTGCATTCGCTTCAAAAGTTTCTGACGAAGATGTAGTTGCCAAGATAGAGAATAATGAAGCTTGGAGGTTTCGAATAGAAGGATACCTACAATTCCCTAGCGCACATAGAGAAATCTATGACAAGCAGTTTGCTTGGAAGCGTGCAAAGATGCAAAAAGCTCAAGAGGAAATAGCTAAACTTGTAAATACCCTTCTTATAGAAGATGCAAAATCTAATATGCCCCCAGTGGAATTCATGACAGGTCAGACTAGAACTAAGTTTGAAGAACCTAACTATTATTTCACTGATCAAGGTTTACTTATGATCAAGATTAGATTTAGCGCATGGCTAACTAGATATATCCCAATACTTTGGGGAGACGACCAAGAGTCTGATATCGGGCGGTGCGTGCATAAACTCATAAACCACCTGCATCAGCGCGAAAGGCTCATTGTAAATTCGTCTAGATTCTGGGGTCAATCTGATGATGAAGAATGTCCTGGGCGGTATTTGCAAAATAGACCCATTGCATCAAGGCGTGACCTTCTCTGGCGCATCAAAAACAGAGACGCTTACAGACCTTACAGAGACTTGGCTAGATTTATCATCGGTCACGAAAACCAAGACGAGGCTCAAAAAGTAGACGAACCAATTATATATGGAAGTCATACTAATTACCCCGAAGAGTATGAAGATCAAGCAACTGGCGCAACCTCGGAGCGAAATCCTAGAACATTAGAGGAACTACTCAACTTAGTTGATTAAGAAAATGAAAAAAATTTAAAAAATTACTTGACTTATTCAATATATGATGTATATTGAGTTTATAACAATAAGATAACCCACAAAATAAGGATAATATATGGACATAGACACCCAACTAAATTTATTCACTGATCAAAGTGCGAAAGGAGAAAATTGGTCTTTCGGCATCGAAGTCGAGACAACAATTCCCGAACATGAAGCAGACAACATGGACATTGGCGATTACCATAATGGAGAGCCTGTTTATGGTGCTCCTCGATTCAATGACATGAGATGGCTCGCTGAGCATGACTCATCTATACGTACGCATTCGTATAATAGAGAAGGAGTAGAGTTCGTAAGCCCTATATTGGTCGGCAACGAAGGAGTAGAAAACGTATTGGAGTTTGCAAAATGGCTTCAATCCATTGGAGCGCGTGTAAATCACTCATGTGGCTTACATATTCATGTCGGTATCGATTCCGTACTTGGACGTGGCGCTTCTACTGCGAAAATAGTTACCTTTCTTACGAGAGTCGCACATTTGTCATATCGTTGGCAAGATGCCCTCTTCGCACAGACTGGCACACGTCGTGATCGCAATACTTATTGCGAACGCATCGGAGATGATTCTCGGTGGGTACTAAATGTACAAGAAGAGCAACGCAAGCCCGTGGCTGATAAGTGTCGTCATCGAACTCGGCTCAATTCCCTTCAGCGCTATGCGCCTGTAAATCTACAGAATATGAATGGTAAAGGAACGATTGAGTTCAGAGCATTCGCTGGCACGCTTAATAAATACAAGCTCATGCACCACCTGTGGTCAGTCTTTGCGATAATTCACAACGCAAAACGAACAATGAATGCCACAAACTACAGATGGCAACAAAAGTCACCTGGGTATGGAGCAGAATCACTAAAGTGGTTTTACCACCACCTCGGTAAAAATTATTTCTTGCCTATTTTCAAAGATAATTACCGCAGAATGCGAGTCAAAGCAGAAGACTTGGCAATTCAATATGATGATCGGAACTGAAATTTGTCTATGACCACCACATGAGGGGGGATGGGTAAAACCTCCCCTCTCAATACTTTAAAAAAAATAAAAGTTTCTCTTGACATATCTAATATATGATGTATATTAAGATTATAAGATAAATACAAACCATAAAATAAGGAAAAAAATTATGTGCTTAGCAATCTATAAACCACAAAACAAAAAAGTTATAAAACACGAAATGGAAACCGCTTGGGAGTCAAATGATGACGGAGCAGGTTTTGCTTATCCCTATAAAGGTAAAGTTTTAATTGAGAAAGGATTCATGACTTTCGATTCATTTTGGAACGCAATCCAACCTCACATGGATAAGCCCATGGCAATCCACTTTCGTTGGAGTACCCACGGCTTAGTTGACTCAACCAACTGCCACCCTTTCGCCATTACAGACGAGTTGGCTATGATTCACAACGGAGTCATCAGTGGCATTGACATTACCGACAAGGATAAATCCGATACAAGAACCTTTGTAGATGACTATATTAAGCCTATCCATAAAGGTGATAAAAAATTCATTTACTCAGATTATGGCAAGCGTACCTTGCAAGCGTGTATCGGTAGTGGATCAAAACTTGTTTTTATCGATAAAAAAGCAAACTATGTAATCGTCAATGAGGAAGCAGGCGAATGGCAAGAAGGCATTTGGTATTCTAATAATTCTCATAAGGAATTAAAAGTACGATACTCTACTTTCACTAATGGCTATGCGTACTCGCCCTACAACTCCGCATATGGATCGCCCTATAAACCAAAAGCCACCAAGAATGACGTACTTGGCAAGCGTAAGAAAGTTAAGTCAAAAAAAAAGCAGTGGCTTCCAAAAAGCGAAAGAAAAGTGGAGCAAACTCGGCTTCATCAATCGCAACTAGAATTGACGACTTCAACACAAGGTATGCTCAAAGAAGGTATTACACCTAAACAACCAAATGGCACTTTAAAACCTGTGGAGGATATTGTCGATGACACCATCGGCACCTTCCTTCCACTACTATAAGAAAGGAGTAAGTTATGGATAAAGTAATGACACAACCAATTAAAGAGTGGCAAAGAATTGAATTATATTTCGACCCCAAAGAAAGATCTATACTTAGGCTACTAACTAACTCAAAAGAACTTTTCCTTACGTTGAATGGTGTACGCAAGTTATTAGCCCTGTCCCATGAAGAAGTAGAAGACCATATAGGCGATCTAGAGGGGGCAGGGTGGTTGACTTATGCAAGACGTATATCTGACTCCTTTGGATCAGTAACCGACATAAACTTATATGTAGGATTATCTGAAAGAGTAGCAAGAAGGCAACTAGTAGCACGAAGATTCAACTCACCAAAATACGTATAAAAATGATAACAGAATTAGAAAATAAAACACAAGTAGAAGAGTTGTGCTTAAATGACGCATGGGTATTAGATACCGCTCGCTCACAAAAGCACGACAAGCCAATATATGTCACAAATATACCTAAACTGGATGGCTCGGGTGTTTATGACCCATGGTATCAAAAAATGCCTAATGGAAGTACATTTTGGTTTGAGAATTTCGATGATCCAGAATTACGATACTGCACCTCTATTACCCATAAGGCAAAATCCCCAGAAGGAATAGAGGTAGGTCTATGTATTATACTGTTATGATATATGAAATTTTCCAGACTATGCTACTGTTTACCCCATGGGCGCTAACTATCCTATTTATGGTATATAACGAAAAAGAAAAAAACAAGTAGAGATTCCCTTGACATATCTATATCTATATGATTATATATATTATATAAGATAACATAACCAATAAGAATATGACTATAACCAAGAACATTGCCAAAGAGCTAATCTATAAAACTAGTGGTAAAATCTTCAAAGCGATCTTCGTAAAGAAAAACGGAGAACTGCGCGAGATGACTTGCCGTCTAGGAGTAACCAAGCACCTCAAATGGGGAGAACGAGCCTATAATCCTTCTGATTATGACCTAGTTTGTGTATTTGATATGCAAGCAGAAGGATATCGCTCTATAAACCTTACTACCTTGCAAACATTAACAATAGGAGGGGAACAGTATAGCATAGTATGAACGTAAACGACCTAACTGAACAAATGCTTAAAAGAGCCAATGAGTGGGATAAGCTATACGATAAGGAAGGAGTGCCTATAAGTGTGGGTACTTCTATTCGTGATTGGCTAAGAGTAGTCGAAAGTATCACAAAAAAGCTCGTCAATCCAAGAAATGATGAGTCTAGGGTACTTCAAGACCATGTAGAAAACTTAAGGCAACAACTTAACGAACATAAACAAAGAAATGGCTAGAGTAAGAACAAAAAACAATTTTGACTTCTGGGAGTGCAGTTCGGCATACCAGAAATGTGTTAGGCGCGGGTTAGAGGAGGATGCACTACATTTCGCCTATGAGCTGTATATCAGCAACTATGGCGAATATTTTTGGAAAAGAAGCGTGATTATAGCAATGGAGGACATCGGATTAGCTGATACACACGCAATTACGCACATATTAAGCCTTAAAGACGCTTATGAGTACCTCCATAAGAAAGATGACCCACACGAGCGTCTGAGTATCATCCAAGCCGTCATATACCTATGTCGTGCCAAGAAAAGTAGGCTAGTTGACTGGACTAAGATGAAACTGGTAAACACCCACCATAGTCGCTGTGGCATCAAAAAAGTGGATGAATTGCCAGTCCATCCTCTGGAAATCCCCGAATTTGCCCTAGATTGCCACACCAGGAGAGGAAAACAAGCAGGCAAGACCGTCCAGGACTTCATTTCTGATGGCTCGAAGCTGGCAAATCACCTGGAACTACCTGGCGAAGCAGAACTTAGGGGGTTTGCGGAATATTTCCACCAGCTCCCAAAAGAGACCCAGGAGGCGGCTCGACCACCCCTTGGCGGAAAGAATCCACTGATGCCAGAGAAGAAAACCAGAACTAAAACGAAACAAGTAACCTTTTTTTAAAATGACAGAACTTAGAGCGCTACAACATTTATTAAACGAATCAGAGCTTCAAATAGAGAAGAAAACCAACATAATTGAGGCTAAAACCCTACTAGAAGCCATAAAAACAGCAGAAGAGAGCTGTGAGAAACTTTATTCACTTTAATAGACCTACCCGCATGAAGAAAGCCGTGCTTGATGACTACAAGCTAGTGCGGAGATAACCAAATGGCATAGTCAGCCATAACAAACTTGGAATATTAAACGGAGTATCTGCCCCGTAGCTTAGAGTAGATGAGGATTCGTCCTTCGATTTGAAATAAGCAGCAGACTTACATTTTCTCTTATTGGTTAAGGCCCGTCTACTGGAAACGGTAGGCGGGTTTTTCGTGTAGGTGGTGAAAGTTCCAGATCCTGAAACAGGCGGTGCCCTTTCCGTAGGCGGTGTAATAGGCTTTCTTGGAAGGCGGTACACACACATGGGAACTTGGCTTCCTGGAAAAACCAGGGCAAACGGGCTGAAAATGAGGTAAGGGCATGGTGAATGGCTCGGCATCAGGTTGCTGCTGCAAAAAATCGCTTGGCAGGTAGGATTAGCAGCTGAGCCGCGCAGCGCAGCGTAAAATACTACAGGCTTGGGTATATGCCGCGGCGAATGGCCGAAATTGTCACCCTTGGCTCGCCCACACTCTGAAAACCATGAATTAACTTTCTTAATTTTTTTAAAAGTTTTTCTTGACTTATTCTATATATGCCCTATATTAAGAGTATAAATTAAATTATAACCAATAACCAATAAGATAATGAGTAGCAGATCAGCCAAGTGCGCGAGACAATCGCAAATTATGCAAAATGTAAGCAATGGAGTATATCTTCGTAAGGCTTTACAATCCTTAGATGGAAAATCAGTAAATCGCCCCAAAATACAATACGCAATTTGGAGGTAATTATGAAGATTAACTACGAGATAGAAGACTTTAGCGAAGATGGCTATGAGATAACCCTCTTCAATGACGAGAACGACCTAAGCCTTACAATCACAGGCGACACAGATACAGATTGGCAAGAAGACCTAATTGGAGATCAAGCGAGATCAGCACACCACATGGCAGAAGCTCGGAACATTAAACACGTAGAAATGTACGATGCTGATGCGGTGGCTCAACCAATTATAGACCTTAGTTTCCTAGAGTTAGCTCGTGCGAAATTACGAGAAATCGAGATCGAACTCGATGTGGCATACTGCAACTTCAACCCACTAAGTGGCTTAGTATAATGAAAACAATTTATAATCACGACAAAGCAAATGGTACGTGCCTCCAAGGAGAGGTACGTGCCACTAAGTACCAACTGAGACACCTGTTTGGCAAACCACTTGTCGAAGATATGTTTCCCGAATGCAAAGTTATGACCGAGTGGATAATCGAGCTTGAGGATGGAATAGTGGCTACTATCTACGATTGGAAGCTAGACCAACGATTAGGCGAGTACGAAGAATACGCTTGGCATATCGGTGGAAGAGATGGCAGGGTAGTTGCTAGAGTAAAGGAGTTATTAAGTCATGAAAAAAATTAGAAGCAAAATATTGGCACCATTTGTTAAAATATATAAGGACAGGAAAAAAGAAAGGAATCGTTTATTATGTCGAAAGAAAATAGAGGCTCAGTAAACCCGCAATTAAAAGAAGCATTCAAAGAGCTAGGCGTAAGGGAGAGAGATTACTCATGTGCCACAGATTGCATACATAGGTATCAAGATTTAGGATTCCCGTTTATTTATGCAGTTAAAATGACCCTAGGGTTACTCGAAGAGCCATCTATCCACATTCATAGACAAGTAAAATCAAAAAACATCCTAATGGAAGACTTTATGAAGTTTTACGAGGAAAATTCTTGACATATCTTAAATCTCTAAGTATAGTTTATAACATAATGAATAAGATAATAGACAACATACTTAATACACCAACTCATGTCAGAGAAGCCCAACAAAAGGCAATCGACTCAGACACCATTTATGTAAACATAGCAAGTGGAAAAACTGAACGAGAAGCGGGAGTTATGACACGAGACACATACAGGCTTACTAGACGTCGGAACTATGGAACGTGTCTAAGTAGAATTTCTCCATACCGAGCATAATCAATTTAGGGCGATCATTAAAATATTAGTTGTGAGCTATTTCTAGTATTAAAATTATTCGTCCTTGCCAACCGCTCCTATCAAGCGGGTAAGCAAAAGTTATATGTTAACTGTGAACTAGGGGGGGAGTTGCAAATAAGACTGCAACTCCCCCCTTTTTTTTGGTCTCGGGCACAAGAAATGACGGGATCGCATAGAAAGGCAAATTGTTGTCGGCAGGCACAACGGGTCTGGAAATCCAGATGCTTTTGTAGGCTAAGGGTACCACAGCGCTGTATACCTGCTAGATATTTCCTTTTAGAGAGGCAGGAAGGGGCCTAAAAAGCGTTTTGCCTGATGACTTGAATGGCAGAATAGGACGAGGCACTCCTAAGCCAGCCTGATTACCTGATGAACGGCCAGTAAATAAGTGCTGGGAATGGCAGCTGGGATTGGCTAACCTGATTTTACCTGGAAGATCAGGCCTAATGTAACCCTTGGCAGGCACTCTCAGATCCAGAAACCAGGAGAAACGGGCTGTTTTTAGACTTTGGCTACCTGTATCTACCTGTATCTACCTGCATTTACTGAACAGTAATCATTACTTACTAGCCAAATCCCCAGCATGGCGGTGCGTATAGCCAGATCGTACGGGTGGCGGTGCGTATGGCGGAGGCGGTGGCGGTTGGTCGGTCGGTCAGGCTGGTCGGTTGGTCGGTCGGTCGGGTACAGGCAGCCAGCATAGGCGGTACGAAAACCATGGGTAACTTGGCACGAAAAAACCGCTGGGTACGAAAAAAAATTGACCGCTTAATTTTTGACCCCCAAAATTGACCGCTTAATTTATAGTTAGTGCAAATCCACTAAATACACTAAACAAATCAAATACACTAAACAAATCAAATGCACTAAATAAACTAAATAGATTGATTTTACAAAATTGCCTTTTTCTCTCATAAAGTTAACCTCAAAAAAAGTTAACTTAGTCAAAGTTTTTGCTTGGATTTCTTAGTTTTTTTTGAGACTATTGAGACTCACACGTTCAACATAAAATAAAATAAATAATGAAATCCAAAGAACAAAAACTTATCGACTATTCACTCAACGCATCAAGCGGAAATTGCCTTAAGCGCTTTGATCAATTGCATGGAGCAATCGAAATTGAAAGCGCGAGTCAGTACAGGAGTACAACTTGCGCCAACGTCTTACGTCAGGATTTTCCCGACCTAGACATTGCCTGCGGTACTGACTCAACCATAGAGACAAACTTCGATTATGATTATGAAAACGAGTTGCGCGTCAAATTTGATTCTACTAAGCACGCGCAAGTTTTAAAAGTTGCTAACAAGTTTGCCGAATTTTCTTCTGCGAATCATTCAAGCGCTATTCATGTTCATATAAATGCAAGCTCACTAATAGGAAACCGAAACCTTGAGTTACCAAACAATATACGCAGACTAGCTCAAGTACTTGTTCCCCTTGTTAGCGTTTGTAAACGTTTTGAAAATGCTTTCTATGGTTTAAGCGGTTCAAGATTGCGCAAGCAATCAGAATGGTCTCAACCTTGGAACGATTGCGCTTTTGATAGATTGAAACGTACCGCAAGCAATCCAACCCTCAGCGGTTTAGCGGATTGCCAAAGTACAAGAACCGCTTTCCTAAACTTACGTAATTTACAAAATTCGAATTATTCACCCAATGAGAGGACGATAGAATTCAGATGTTTTAGCGCTTCCACCGCATTTGACGCAGACGAATTTGTACCCACTAGCGCGCATCACTTGGAAGCTTGCTTGTTCTTAATTTACAACGCTATTTCAACCGCGCTAAGTGAAACTAGCAAACCTCATAACAAATTGCGCTTTGAACTAAAACACCCCACGCACGAAAAGTCTTTTCAATGGTTTTTGCATCATTGCGCGAAACGTCCTCAGCTTGAAAGATGGAAAGATCAAGATCTAGTTCACGCGCTTTGTTCCTATGTATGGAATAATTCAGAGCGTGCGGATGCACAGCTTGCGTATTGACGAAATAAAAAAACTCAACCGCGCAAACGTAACAAACTTGCGCGGTTTTTTTATGCCTTAAAATAAAATTCCAACCG